AAAGGAGTAATCGAGATTGTTCCGCCCACTTCAATCTGTTTGGTCTCGCCGTAGCGTTTGCGATTGTGCGCACCCATGAGCCACTTGCGCGTATCAATGCGCAACTTGTCTCGGTTAACTGTGTCATTCGATGTTGGATCAATCGCGCCTATCCCATCAGCAATCTCAAGGATCTCCCCGGCCAAGAACTCAGTGCGCATCTCCTGCGCTTCTTTGAACCGTTCATGGCGAATCGGGTCACGTTTAATCCAGCGCAAAAAATCCTCGTACGACACAAGTCGATGGTCGTCTTCGATGAGGGATTGCAGGGATCGGCCCCGGTAAACGTCCTCAATCACCCGCTCGAATATTTGCTCATATTCGACATGGCGAAGGGCTTTGGACTCCGCAGGGAGCCTCGGGGGTTTGGGGTCTGGGCACGACAGCCAGTTTGGAAGAGATTGATCACTGGCGACAACCGTGCCTACAGGCTGAGAGTTTCCTTGCTCCATAGTGCTGTCGATGTTAGCACGGTTGTTAAATTTGTGGAATACAAGGATCGATTGACTACATGATCCCACTGGGTTTTTATTTTTGAAAAAATTTTCAGAATTCTCGTGGTGCTTACGTAGCCGAACCATCGACCCAGCGGGCCCTACCCCACCCCCCCATCGACCCCAAGAATCACAAAACCCAGTGAGTTTAAACCCATTGGCTAGGCGATAAACAGCAGATTCATTGGGTCAGATTAGATTTTGAATACTTGGGTTCAATGGGTGATCGGAACCCAGTGGACTAGACACAATGGGTTAATAGTCACCCATTGTTCCCGTGCTTTTGGGTCAAACGTGCTCATGTTCCCAATGAAACGGGAGACAGCGACATAAAAGCCTTTCCCGCGCGCGCGAACCCTTGACTCAATACGATTTTTAAACAGTCTTTTAATCCGAGAATCTTTTAATCGCATGCCCTTATCTTCTAGGCTTGTTGTCACCGTTCTGTTAAACTGCGGGAACATAGACACACTGAAGAAAGAAGAAACAATGAGAAACCGACAAGCAATTGAAGATGCCGTTTACGACGCATTCCCCGCGATGGATATGTCCGAAATTGAGCGTATGGATACGGACAAACTCGAATGGCTTTTGGAAGTACGACAAGGGAAACGTAAAGACCCGGTTGCGATAACTGATCAGAAATTAGGACGCCCGCGCAAACAGAAAACCGGCGTAGTTTGGTCAAAAATTGGCGCGGGTTATGAATTGCGCGACGGTGTGTTGGTTTATGTTGAACACTGGCGCACATCGAACGAAGCCGGAGACGCCGTGCGCGAATATGTGACTGCATGCGGAGATCGGGTTAGCTATGACGGGCGCACCGTTGCAGCGTCCCGACTAAAACACTTTTTACAAACTGGCGAATGGGTGAAGCGAGTGCCTGCACCCACTCGATACCGCGCCCGCGTGCGCACCACTGGCGGGCTGATACACATTGGCTACTTTGCAACCCGAGAAGAACGGGACGCAGCCGTTTTTGCTTACAAACTAGGGATTTTTCCCAATGGGTTAAAATAACCCTTGACATTTGAACCCAGTGGGATATACTTCTTCACATGGCAGCACAAAACGTAAAAGTGACATTAAAGGACCCAACACTATGAAAACCCAAACTATCCACACCTCTGGTCGATATTCAGCATGCGTTCATCCCGTCGCTGGATTAATTGTCCAATCTACCAAAAAGAACGGGGGGTGTCCGACTTTGCCCCGATCATCCTCAATTCGAGCAATATCTCGAATGCTTCAAAACCGCAATTGATGCCACTGAAGCGGACGCTATCTGCCGTGCTCTGATTAATCAGTAAAGGAACCATTATGCCGATACCAAAGATAAGCGCCTCGAAAATCCCGCTTGAAGGGTGGGTCGCAAATATATGGGTGGAAACATTAAAACAATGGTTCCCCATGTCAGGTTCACCCGTATTTAAAACGCCCGACGCCGCGTTATGGTGGGCAAGTGAACAACTGAAAAGCTGGCCTTCTAATTCATGAGCAAATACTCGCAAGGGTGGCGCGAATCGAACACGGAACCCGATCCACCCCTTATCACTCAAATTATCGGAACACTTGCAACGGCACTCGTTCTGTACTTTTTCTTTTTTGTTCTTTTTTCCCTGTAACCCGTAAAGGATTAATTATGAAAACTCAACTTATCACTCAAATAGCAGAAAAACTTTGTTCCTTCGGGTACGACGTTTATTTAAGCAATGACAAGCGGCACGGCTTCTATACCGACGGGAAACGTGTTGTGTCTTTTGGTGGACATTGGGACTTTTTCGTCGACTTCTCGGGCAACTATGCACCGACTAAAACATCCGGTACTGGGTGGGGCATCGCAAGAGAACAATCCGACATCACGCAAGAGCAAGCCGAAAAATACATAAAAGCCAATGCGCCACGGTGGACCGGCAACATAGATCCAATTTACATTACCCCCGAGCAACACTTAAAAACCTACGGCAAATCGAGCGGGTACTCAAAATTTGAACCCGCGACGGTTACCGCGTATTGAATATAACCCTTGTTTAAATTATCGAAGGTTTGACTATGATTGACCTGCTTAAACTGAAAGCCGATGAAGCCGAGCGAATCGCATATTCCGAAGGTTTCACAATGGCTGCGGAATTATTCGCGCGAATCGCGAAACTTGAAGCCGAGCGAGAATCACTACTCGATCAGGTGGACGTTTTGCGATACACGGCGGACGATTACAGAGAATTTTTCAATGCGTGCTTCGACCGATTGTCGGATCGGCACTTCTATCCATCGATCGCATCCGATCACGACAAGCAGCAAATTTTCGATGCTATAGAACGTGGCGAAAAGCGAGAGACGCAGTAAAAAGATATGACTTGGAAAGTAGAAAGTTTTGTATCTGATATGGGCTACCTTGTACAACACATAGTACCTATTGATGACCTATACGAGCATGTCCTCCTGCCGAGTTGCTGGTGCGATCCAACTATTGACGAGGAAGACTTTATTGCTACCCATAACAGCGCAGACCATCGGGAACAATTTGAAACTAACCAAAGGAAAAAGACATGAAAACACTTATTGCAAACATGAAGCACGCGGCACGCAACCATGAAAGCGTTCACATTGGCGGTGGGCTCTTTTCCCCCGAGGAGTTGCTAGACGCAGCAAAACAATTCGAGGCACTTAAAACAGCGGCGCTTGCAGCACTCGAAGAACCATGCGAAGGCGGCGCGCTACTGCGCCAAGCACTGCGAAGGATTGATGAAAAATGATAGCTGCCGCATGCATTGCCCTGCTCGGGCTAATAATCCTCCCAATAATTTCCGATTTTCTAGACTTATGAATAACGCACAAAACCCCGTTTCAAATAGCTTCGCTGCGCGACTGCTTGAGACAATGCACAGACTGAACCTTAATGAGGCACGCGCTGCAGACTACTTCGGAGTTCCCGTGTTCACTCTTCGCAAGTGGTGCAAAGGTCAACGTGAACCGAGTGCCGTGGCGTTTCGCTTACTCGACGTGCTAGGTATGATCGAGGCACTGGCTCCCGCTCTTCATGAATCGTTTTTACCGCCAGTTGAACAACCAACTCCGCGCAAACGGGGTCGGCAAGTAGTGCAGAATTAATCCAAACCGAAAAATCCGATTACGTGGAGACGAGAAGCAATGACCAGAGATGACATTATCCGTATGGCGCGGGAGGCGGGTTTTGAATTCAACAGCCTTGGCGGTACGTACACAAGCGGAAAGCTGGATGAACATCTTGAACGCTTCGCCGCCCTCGTTGCAGAAGCCGATAAAAAAGACGCAGATCGTTATAGATGGTTAAGGGATAACAACGCTAGTTTTTCGTGGAACCCGTCGAAATATGACAAAGAAACAATTAGTGGTTTTGCAGCCTTTGGTACTGGCTATAGCGGATTTGAGTTTGAAGCTGCGATTGACAAAGCAATGGGGAAGAAGCAATGACCAGAGATGACATTATCCGCATGGCGCGTGAGGCTGGCATACGAGACTGCACATGTAATGCGGCTTTGGGATGCCTTAAACGCTTCGCCGCCCTAGTCGCAGCTGCCGAGCGTGAGGCTCGTAAGAAAATGCGCGATGACATTGAAAAAAAATTCGACGGGCAAGATTTTTTAGCAGCCATCAGAGCAAGGGAGTGAAAAATGATTGACAAAATTTTCGAGCGCATCCTGAAAGAAAAGCAGGACGAAATTGACCTACTGAAAGCCAAAGAGGCGAGTTCAAATAAAGCGTGGGAAAGGCATGTTAAACAGTACGAAGATCTTGTTCAAGCCGCATTCATGGCGCTGGATAACGACTCTCCAGAGTGCCATTTCCACCTAAAGCAGGTTTTAGTTAAACAGGGCTGGTGCACGATGTGCGAATGCAGTCCATGCGAATGTGAGGGGCAATATGACTGACCGAATTTCCGCGTATGCAATGGCACTGCAAAGCGACATCAACACCGAGCGATTTCAGGTTGTCGAAAACGGCAAACTGCAAACCTATTGGATAGGCACAGTCTACGGCGGTGGAGTCGCTACCGATGCCGGGTTCAAATTCAAAACACCAGAGGAAGCATGGGACAACGCTAGTCTGTTCGTTGAGCAGTGTGCCGAGATAGTTAGTGAGAGACTAAACAAGAAAGGGGAGAGATGACTGACCGAGAACTATTAGAGCAGGCGCTCGATGCGCTACATGTGGCTGTGTCGTGGGGCACATGGCTTCGAGGGTTGGAAGCGGTCGAAGCCTTGCGCGAGAGGCTGGCACAGCCGGAGCAGGAGCCGGTGGCGTGGCGATTCAAGGAGACAAAGAACAAGCCGTGGTCTATTTCAGATGACGGGTATTACATTTCCTGCAAACGAACTAGCGGCTACATAATCGAACCACTTTACACCGCCCAACCACAGCGCAAGCAGCTAACTGATGAGGAGATAGCAGATGAGTGGGAGCACGTAACAGGACACAACATCTCTCACGGCGATAGGCAAGAATGCCGTGCCATGTATATATCGCCAGACGAAGTGACTGAATTCGCCAGAGCCGTCATCGCAAAAGCAACAGGGGAAAAAGAATGAACAAACACACGCCGGGACCGTGGCGCATCGGCAATCTAGGGAGTTACGACGCACATACAGACGAACCGTACAGGAATGTATGGGCCGGTGAGGGTGTTGAAGCAACTGTAGTGGCACAAGCAGTTAGAACCGCAGGAGCGATGACAAATAATGTTGACGAAGACGCCCGCCTAATCGCCGCAGCACCTGATCTACTGGCAGCACTGCAGGGACTGCTAAGAGGCATTTTCGACGGTCCAGACGAGGCAAACGCCGCCATGCTCATCGCCAAAGCGCGAGATGCAGTGAATAAGGCCACGGGGGAAAATTGAACATGTACGAATACAAGGCAAAAATTGAGCACGTTGTCGACGGTGACTCAGTTGACGCAGTGATTGATGTGGGTTTTAAAACAAACATTCGCCAGCGCCTTAGACTGGCTCGCATTGATACGCCAGAGCGTGGGCAAGATGGGTATGCGCAAGCGCGTGATTGTGTAACGTGGGCAGTTCTGAATAAAACGGTTTTGGTTAAGACGGAAAAAACTAGCAAGTGGGGTTACTACCTCGCCGAGATTACGCTGCCAGACGGGCGGAACCTGAGCGATGCACTATTAGAGGCAGAACTAGCTAAACCGTATGACGGGGGGAAGAAGCACTTTTAAACCTTTTCATGTCAAAAAATCCGATAGGAAAAGGTTGATCATAAGTAAAAGCCCGGTAATTCCGGGCTTTTTGTTTACTCGTCATCCATTTCGGCAGGATCGTACCCCTTTACCAGCTTTCGCTCGTACCCTTTCTCGTACGCATGTCGGTAAATGTAATCAGCATGTCTCTGCTTTGCCTTAATGACTTTCTCGCGGTAGTCTTTGAACATGCCAGACAAGCCGGGATTGATCGCCCATGTGACCTTTTTCTTGTGTAGTTCACTCTCAACCTGCACCACCCATCCCGCTTGCTCCAGCACTAACATCGCGTCCATGACCGCTTGGTCCTTCTGCCAATCGGTCTTGCCTTCTAGCGGACGCCTTGCCGATTTTTTCAAAGTGCGCAAGTCGATTGTTTGAACGTCTGAGCTAATTTGAATAATGTAATCAATAACCCATTGATCGAAGTCGTTGGTGATTGCGCCACCCACTTCGCCTAGTGAATAACGATACGCCGGGATCACATAGCCACGAATTAAACTTATGACCCTGTGGACAACATCGGCCTGCACTTGTGGGGCGAATGGGGACTCGATGATGTGGAACAACAGGATCAAACGACCAGCCAAACCCTCCAGCTTACCGAATGCCGTCATGTACTCGGTGCCACTATCGAGTACACGCTCGTCTTGTTTTGCTGCTTCATACCATGATTGAAACTCACGAAACGTGGTGAACGCTTCAGTAGATAAATGATACGTTTGAGGCGGCAGCGCGTAGGTCAAGCGCAGAGTATTTTCCCATGCTGCCGCACTCGTCATGAACTCGGGGATTGGGTGACCTAATTTCGTTTTACTTCCGCGCAAAACTGCGGGAATGAATCGTTGCAATAGTCCATCTGCTGCAAGGGCTGCTAAGTTTTGTCTGAACACGGTGGGTTGGATATTTCCATAAATCGAAACCGCCAAATTTTCGCAATAGATCGAGCCAGCGCCTACTCGGTCCATTTCGTAATGCTCCGATTCATAACTGACAACCCATGCCGAGCGATCCTCGCCGCTAGTCTTGTCGGTCAACTTGCGCACCCACGAGTTCATCTCGTCGAGGTGGCACAACATGCCACGGGGACGGTCGGCTGCTTGGCGTACCAGCTTCTGACTCGTGATATCGGACACCGTGATCTTAAGCGGCACGGGCTGCGGGGGCATCTCGGGTACTTGCGGGGCTTGATCCGCGCCTAACATTGCCTCGGGGCTGGCTGAGAATTCGAGAAAGGCTTTCTTGGCACTGGCGTATGCCGCTTCTTTACCTTCCCAGTCTAACAATTCTTTACTGTATCGGGGTCGATCCTCCGCTTCGATGTTTTTTAATGGTGACAACATCGGTCGGGAACCGGGGGACTTCTTGTCCGCTGGATCACCAAGAGTCATGAGCCAAAGCACAGGCGGCACACGGAATCCGGGCATAAGTTCAAGCCGGATGCGGGCGTCAACGACTCCGCAAACAGCAGCCAATCCAGCGAACAAAGGGACCAAAGGGTCACAACCCACGCTTTCTGATATTTCCTGTGACCGCTGGCGTAGGATACCGGGCCAGATCGTCAGGTCCATCTCGGGCGGCTTAGGACGCAGGCCGTCCACCACGTCCAACGGTTCCATAACTGGCATCTCGATCTTGCTGAACAACTCGGACGCATCGGGCAGGGGCCGTTGCCACCCGTGCTGCTTGGCAATATGAAATAGCGTTCCGATTTTGACCGCAGACGCTTTATCGGTTTTAAAACTGTTCCACTGACTGAAGATGCCGCCCCGAGCGGGGTACTTAGCGGAAGGCATTGACCACTCATCCCACAACTGCAATGCTTGATCAAGCTGGTCTGTCTGAGTGCCCGCCCAATGTAAAGCCATTCCGACGTTGATCCACTCGTCACGGCTAACGTCGGGGCTGATGTGCTCCAAGGCAGAACGAATTTCGTCCCACGACGCATCCACTGCACCCTCTGTACTGATCGTGCGCTCTTTGTCTTGCGACAACATCGCATTCCATAGATCAAGCAGCGCCTGTGGAATGATTGGTAAACGAGTCCAATGCCCGCTGCCTGCCCAATGATAGGGTTGACGTGTTTCGGGATGAATTGACGGAGGTAAAACATCCTGCACCGTTAATCCACCCGCAGTGGCACACCGTAGTTCGTAAATCGTGATGCCGCTGTGGATGATCTTTTTTGACGGCAATGCTGCACCGAAAGGCATTGCGTACAGTAATTTACCGTGTCCCGGCTTGCCGGAGTTGATAACAACAGCGTCGGGTGCGTTATATAACGATTGCAAATCAATTCCGTGCTGGTCTAGCAGACTGGCGGCAATAATCCAGTTATCAATATCAAGTGCCATTGTGCCGCTGTAAGCGTGCGCCAATCCGATACCAAATCCCGACGATAAATCGGCTTGCGATTGAAGCGCATTTTCTCGAAGGTTCCAACCCGGAGTACGTGGCCCCTTAGTGTTGGGAGGAATCGGGACAAGTGACCAACCATGCCGAATGTAAGCGTCGACAGACGCGGGGTGAGATTGCACTGTCTGAAATGCTGTCATATACTATTCTCGTTGGTAATCAAGGTTGCCATCTCCGTCTCCAAAGTCTCTTCACGGGTTGCCCCGGGGTTCACAAGACCCCGGGGTTTTTCTTTTAGAGCTTGAAGAAATCTTACGTCCATGTGTTGCATTGTACTACGCTTGTGATACACTTACAAGCGTCATCACTTGGAGAAAAACGTGAAACTGCAAACATACGTATTAAACGCCGCAGGTCTTCAAGCAATCAATCAATTCTCAACTAAGTATTCCGTTTGCAAGATTCCGACTGCGCTGCATTATCAAGCGGAGACGGAGCGCAATACCATCATGATGCAAGGTCATCCCGGTTTAATCGCGATCGACAAGATCGTTAGTAAAGACGGTAAAGCGCATGTTTTATCGCTCAATCCTGAATGGTTTGAAACTAACACGGATGAATGATGTGAAAATTTTCATGCCTGTGGGTTGCATTGTGCTACAAACGTGATACAATACACCCATCAGCACATAAAATTTGATTGCCATGACATCCACCAACAAAGCATCGCATCTGACTGTCCGAGTGGCAGACCTTACGCGAGCCAAATTTCACGAGAAGGCAAGAAAGTTCGGGACACCGAGCGAAATCTTACGTGAACTCATCGACGCTTTTATTGAAGATCGCGTCACCATTGACCCACCTGTAATTAGTAACCCTAAGGAAAAACTATATGTCCCTCGAAGCTAAGATCGAAGCATTGACACAAGCCGTTCAGGCTCTGACTGCACAACTGCAATCTGCTAACGAAACCCCTGTTGCACCTGCGCCCGTACCTGCACCTGTGGTTGCTCCGGCACCCGTTGCTGCACCGACTCCTGTGCCTGTTGCAGCCCCTGCTCCCGTGGCCGTACCTGCACCAGTTGTTGCACCTGCACCAGTTATGCCAGCACCGCCTAGTTTTATCACTCCTGCTGCGGCACCGGTAGCATCGGGTGCGCCCTTTACTGACGGAAAAGGTCTAATTGATTACGTCATGAGCGCATATAAAACCATGGGTCCACAAAAAGGCGCGCAGATTCAAAACGTCTTGACGGGTTTAGGCTATCAAAACATCAACGATGTAAAGCCTGAACACTATGGTGTTTTGTTTGCAGGTGTTGAACAATTGAAAGTAGCGTAATGACTGCACATGCTCAATTGTCGCCCTCTAAACGGCACCGTTGGGCATTGTGCCCCGGTAGCATCCGCGAAGAGGCGAAGTTTCCCGATCAGCGGAGCGGTCCTGCTGCCGTAGACGGAACCCATAGTCATACGCTGTTAGAACACTGCATCAAAGCGGAACTCGTCGATCCTGTTTCACTGGTAGGTGTTGAGATGGTCGACCACGATGGTAGTTTTGTGGTTGATGCTGATCGGGCATCTCGGGTTAAGGTTGCCGTTGATTACATTCGTGAACGGTCGATGAACGGCATGTTTAAGGTGATCTCTGAAGAGCGCGTCGATCCCGAGTATCTGCTCGGACGCAGCGATCTGTCGGGCACCGTTGACTGTCAGATCATCGGTCCTGATTGGATTGAGTTGATCGACTACAAAGACGGAATGGGTGTGGTGAGCGCCGAAGGCAACATGCAGCTTGAGCAATATGCGTATGGTGTATTGGCTGGCTACAAACTGCCGATTAACGCCGATTACCCGGCTAAACGTATCATCATGACCATCGTGCAACCAAAGCTAGCGCTTAAGGGAATGAAGGCTGTGGCGTCCTGTGAGCGGGATGTGTACGAAATGCTCATAGGTGCGGGTGCAATCATCATACAAGCTGCTGCAACTGACGCACCAGATGCACCACTTGTGCCGGGTGAAAGTCAATGTAAATTCTGCAAGGCTAAAGGCTCATGCGCCGCCCTTGCTAGTAACGTAATGAAGGAGGTGGGAATCATGTTTCAACCGGCCGTAACGCAAACCCTCGATGTTGCACAGCAAAGCGCAGATAAAGACCCTGCCACGATGGACGACCAACAGATTCGTCAAATCATGGAAGCTGCTCCGCTCATGCGCCAACTCCTCGAAGGTGTAGAGAAAGAAGCGATGCGTCGTCTGGAAGCAGGTCAAAGTATTCCCGGGCTTAAATTAGTTCATGGTCGCGGTTCTCGTGTTTGGTCACTGTCGGAAGATGAGATGGCCGAGAGGCTTGTCAAGATGGGCATTCCGAAGTCTGCTGTCTACGAGACCAAACTCGTCACGCCCGCCAAGGCTGAAAAGTTGACATGGGAGAAGCGTGACGGAACAAAGATGCAACTGTCAGACCGCCAACTTAAGACGATGGAAAATGAGTATGTTGTTAAGTTGGCGGGTAGGTTGACTGTAGTTCCCGAATCAGACAATCGCCCCGCTGTTATAAATAACGCTGCGCCGATGTTTAACGCAGTTGAGGCAGCACCTGCTGCCGAATCCCTGCCCTCGTGGCTTTCCTAAACTGGAGTAAATGTAATGTCCGATATTATTTTTCTGAGCAATGTTCGTCTGTCCTTTCCTCATCTTGCTGAACCACAGCGACAAGTCAACGAACAAACGGGTAAAGAGCGCGTGTCATATAACTGCGAGTTCATCATGCCGCAAGATCATCAAGGCTTTCAGCAATTCATGCAGAAATATGGCGCTATGGCGTTGGAGAAGTGGAAGGAGCACGCTCAAACCGTCATGGGCATGATTCAGAATGATCGTAAGCTGCGCTGCTTCGGTCGTGGTGAAGAGAAGGTCAACAAGAAGACCTTTCAACCTTACGATGGGTATGCTGGTCATACTTTCATTACAGCCGGTCGTGACTCGCAGCCACAGATGATCCAAGCTGACGGTAAGCCTGTGGACGCTGGTAACACGATGGCATATCAACAACTGGCCCGCAAGATGTACGGCGGTTGCCGGGTGAACGCTGCCGTCAAGCCGTGGCTTCAAGAAAACAAACACGGTCGTGGCATCCGTTGCGATCTAATTGCTGTGCAATTCTTTGCTGACGACACACCGTTCGGTGAGGGTGCAGTGGATGCATCGAACCTGTTCGGTGCCGTAGCTGGTGCCCCCGCTGGCATGTTTGGTTCTACCGCTGCTCCGGCTGCGGCTATGGGTCTGCCACCGTTCATGATGGGTCAGTGATCAACCGGGGGCTTCGGCCCCCTGTTTGCGAGTAAATGTAATGAGTAACGACTATGTCTTCGACATCGAAACCTATCCAAACGTGTTCACGCTGGCAGTGGAACATGCGGACGCCCCGCTGCGCTGGATGTTTGAGATCAGCGACTGGCGTAACGACTCCCGCGAGATTGTTGAGTTTTTGACTTACCTTAAACAGACCAATGCTCGCATGGTCGGCTTTAATAATTTAGGGTTTGACTACCCCGTCCTGCACACCCTGATCCGCATGGGTCACAGTGACGCCGATACGTTGTATCAAAAGGCGCAATCAATCATCGGGTCGCAGGATGAAGACGGTAGCAAGTGGATGCATCTTGTTAAACCGTCTGATCAATTTGTTCCTCAAATTGATTTGTTTAAGATTCACCACTTTGACAACAAGGCACGCGCCACTAGTCTCAAGGTGTTGGAGTTTAATATGCGATCCGACACCATTGAGGACTTACCGTTCAAGGTGGGCACCAGCCTAACTCGTGAGCAGATTAAAGTGCTCAAGCAGTACAACCAGCATGACGTGGTGCAGACCAAGGCGTTCTATCACAAGAGCATCGACATGATCCACTTCCGTGAAGAACTGACGCGCAAGTACGCCCGGGACTTCATGAACCACAACGACACCAAGATCGGCAAAGACTACTTCGTCATGAAGCTAGAAGAAGCCGGTGTGGCCTGCTACGACTTCGGCCCCAAGGGTCGCACACCTCGGCAGACCAAGCGTCCAGTGATCCACCTCAAGGATGCCATCCTGCCGTGGATCAGCTTTGAGCAGCCCGAATTTAATCGAGTGCTGGACTGGCTCAAGGCGCAATCAATCACAGAAACCAAAGGCGTCTTCACTGACCTGACGGCCACGGTCAACGGGTTCACTTTTGTCTTTGGCCTCGGCGGCATCCATGGCTCCGTCGAATCGGAGGTCATTGAGTCCGATGATGAACATGTCATCGTGGACCTCGATGTCACCTCGTACTACCCGAACCTTGCCATCGTCAACGGGTTCCACCCGGCCCATCTTGGCAAAGAGTTTGTCAGCATCTACAAGCACCTGTTCGAGCAGCGCAAGCAGTACCCCAAGAAGTCCGCAGAATCCGCGATGCTGAAGCTGGCACTCAATGGGGTGTACGGCGACTCCAACAACCAGTTCAGCGTGTTCTACGACCCGCTGTACACCATGACCATCACGCTCAACGGTCAACTGCTGCTGTGCCTGCTGGCCGAAGGGTTGATGACGATCCCCGGGCTGCAACTCATTCAAGTGAACACGGACGGTCTGACCGTGCGGGTGCCCCGGAACATGAAGGTGTTGGTCGATCTGGCCCGAATGGCGTGGCAGGAGCGCACTGGCTTGAACCTTGAAGAAGCCATCTACAAGGCCATGATGATCCGCGATGTGAACAACTACATTGGTGTGTTCGATCCTGCGTTTGCGAAACCCGGTGACCCGACTGTCAAGCGCAAAGGCGCCTACGAGTGGAAGGTCGGATGGCATCAAAACGCAGGCGGTCTTGTGATCCCCAAGGTTGCCGAAAAGGTATTAGTCGAGGGGGCGCCCATTCGGCAGACCGTGCAGCAGTGGCCCGACATCATGGACTTCATGCTGCGCACCAAGGTGCCGCGATCTAGTTATCTGGCAATCGAATGGGACGGGCAAGCCCCGCAGCAGTTGCAGAACATCACGAGATATTACATCGCTGAAAACGGCGGACGCCTGTTCAAGTACATGCCACCCTTGAAAGGTAAAACCGAGTGGCGAAAAATTGGTGTCGAGAGTGGGTGGAATGTTCAGCCATGTAATGACATTAAAGACGCGGGCAAGTTACCTGTAGATTTTGATTACTACGTTCGCAAAATCGAAAAACTTTGTTTGGGGTTAGCATGAAAGCACGGGACATTCAAATCGGCGGTGACCATTACAAGAACATGGGAGTTGAACCTTGGGATGTAGTTGACACATGGTCCATTGAGCAACGTATTGGGTTTTATCGTGGCGGTGCGCTTAAGTATCTAATGCGCATGGGAACTAAAGACGAAAACGTTCAAGAGATCCGCAAAGGTGCGCATTACATGCAAAAGTTAGCCGAAGTGTTGCAAGAGCGCGATGATGATCTTAAACATCAACTTGATACCGGATTTCGTGATGCTTGAAAAACAAATCGAAGCCAAGGTCTGCGATTACGCTAAGACCAAAAACGTACTAGTTTACAAGTTCACCAGTCCCGCTCGTGCTGCGGTCCCTGATCGTTTGTTCATCCGGCCCGATGGTCGTATGTGGTTTTGCGAGTTCAAGCGCGGGGGTCAAAAGCCCACTGAAGCGCAGGAGCGCGAGCATCATAGGTTGCGTCAGTGCAAAGTGTCGGTTTTCGTGGTGGACAACGTAGAAGACGGTAAGGCGATGGTAGATATGATGGTGATGGGATGCTGACACCTGACTTACTCCACGACTACCAAAAAAAGGCGGTTAACTTCCAGTCCACGCACCATCACTCGATGCTGTGGCTGGACATGGGTCTAGGTAAGACCGTGATCACACTGACCAGCCTCGCGCATTTGATCAAGACCGGCTTCCTTCGCGGTGTGATTATTGTGGCTCCCATCCGGGTCATTCGGCTGGTGTGGCGGCAGGAGGCTGCGAAGTGGGAGCACACCAAGCACCTGCGGTTCAGTATGGTGGCGGGCACCAAGGACCAGCGCACCCGCGCTTTGCTGCGCCCCGCTGACGTGTACATGATCAACTACGAGAACCTTGGGTGGCTTGCTGAAACCTTGCAGACGTACTTTGTGAAGAAGGGCAAGCCGATGCCTTTCAACGGAATCATCTGGGACGAGATCAGCAAGATGAAAAACAGTGCCACAAACCGGGTAAAGGCGTTTCGCAAAATCGCTGATCAGTTCGATTGGACCACGGGATTGACCGGCACCCCTGCCAGCAACGGCTACAAAGACCTGCACGGTCAGTTTCTTGTGGTGGACAAGGGTGAGCGATTGGGCACCAGCAAGACGCAATTTAAGACCCGGTTTTACAAAAAGGTCGGACCTTACAAGGAAGTGCCGTACGAGGACACCGAGGACACTATTAAAAAGCTGATTGGTGACATCACTTTGGAGATGAGTGCCGAGGACTATAATCCGTTGCCTGATTTAATTGTGAATAACGTAGAGATCGAAATGCCCGATGATCTGCGGGCTAAATACGATAGGCTGGAGAAAGAATTCTTCCTCGTGCTTGATAGTGGTAAGGAGGTCGAAGCCTTCAACCAAGCGGCCTTGACTAATAAATGTCTTCAGTTCTCCAATGGCGCAATGTACCCGATTGCCGGAATGCCGTTGTGGGAACCAGTGCATGACATGAAGCTGAACGCGCTGGAGGACATTATCGACGAGGCCCAAGGCTCACCGATCCTGTGCGCCTACGCTTACCGCAGTGACGCCGAGCGCATCATGGAACGGTTTAAAGCGCTGCGCCCGATTAACCTAACCGAATGTAAGAGTGAATCGTCTTTAACTAACGCGATGCACCGATGGAAGACGGGCGACTGTTCGCTGATGATCGGCCACCCTGCAAGCATGGGTCACGGCATCGACGGCTTACAGAAGAACGGTCACATCCTTGTGTGGTATGGCCTCAACTGGTCGCTGGACTTGTACGAGCAGTTCAATGCCCGAGTGCGCCGACAAGGGCAAGGAGCACCCGTAATTTGTCATCGCATTCTGATGCAGAACACACTAGATCAGGCACAAGCGATGGCACTCGATGAGAAAGCTACAACTCAAGCAGGACTGCGCAATGCAGTCAAACAATATCGTCAATCTAAAGGAGTTTGAAATGAGTTACGCGGAAATTGAAATGAAAATAGTACAGTGGGGAGAAGCCCGTGGCATTGTGCAGAACGCTACCGCAATGTCACAAGCTATTAAGACACTTGAGGAAACCACTGAATTACTGGACGCAATCAACAAAAAGAATCTTGACGAAGTTAAAGACGCTATTGGTGACATTGTGGTCACGTTGATCATGGTATGCGCTGTGCTGGATGTTAATTTAGTGTCTTGCTTAAAGGACGCATATGGTGAGATTAAAGACCGTAAAGGTCATCTGACAAAAGAAGGTGTATTTATTAAAGAAGTGTGATACAGTTGTGTCACACTGAATTTAAAGGAGTAACTGTAATGATTCGTAATTTATACAACTGGCTAAAAAATGCATATTTGTCCCCAAGTGCCGAAACGATTGCCTTGCGAGAATTAGAAGACGCAAGACGCAAATTGTTAGAAGCACAGAGCGGTCGTGAATATGCGACTTCTATGTGTAATTACTATGATGTAAAGATTAAACGTCTCACATCGTATTTGCACAATGCGACGGAGTTGTAATCATGACGCCACCACCTAAAAACAAAGGGCGGCGCATCATAAAAATAAACGCCATCACGCAGGCAAAGTTAATTGAAGCGATGCTCGATGGCGTTTATACATGCGCTGAGCTGTGTGATATTACTGGCCTATATTACTCAACAGTCCTGCACTATTGCCGAGAACTGCATCGCGCAGAGGCGGCGCATATTTGTGGATGGGCGAAAGACAAAAGAGGAAACACCACGTTAAGAATTTTTAAAATCGGACGCGGAAAAGACGCCAAGCCGAAAAAGCTAACAGGTGCAGAACGACATGCTAGGTGGCGACAAAAACAAAAATCTATTGAGTTAATCCACTTGTCAGCCGGAGATGGTCATGCGCAAGCGTAGTAAATATCGACCAAAGCGAGTATTGGCAAATCCACTCGGGTATGTCATTGAATCAATGATTCCGGTAGCTCACTATGAAAGCTATCTTGTAGACCTCAAAATAAAAAACAGTGAGGCAATGTGTTCATTGATAAGCGGGAAAGCGACAAAAGCCAATATTGACACGTTGGTCAATATGTCAAACATGACTGAAGTGCTGCATGAAATGGGATTCGGTAAAGAACATCACAACATCTGCACAGATGGGCGTTTTGCTATTTTTAGCATTGTACAGCGAGCCGTGAAACACGGTCGTTTTACACCCACCGGTCCAGAGATTCACATGCTTAATTCACTTATAGAATTGCACGATGCACAAATGAACATTGTGACAATACGCGACATTGAAAAAGCGTTAACGATCGCCCATCGCAAAATTACTCATGATAGAAACACGATGAAATTGCCATCCGTGCCGGAGATATTGAACTAGGGTGTGTTTTATTTACCCTTGCGTGCGTAAAACAGTGTACGGTCGCCAAACAAATAGAACCCAACCGCAGCCGCAAAATTATCAACCGCGTCACTAGGTTGACCGTTCAATTTTAACGCAGCCCATGTACCCAATACCGTCATGGCGACAACAGGACGCATAAGACGCACGGCAGCTTCAACCCACGGGTATGACGGGTTAGTTCCTCCGGCATCGTTCATTGTTTTGAACATGTCTAAATCAAGCTGCCGCATTTTGACATACTCGTCTACGTTGACCGGCTTGTAAGTGTCCGTCTGAATAAACCGACCGATTAAAGATTTTCCCAAATCTACAGCCAGCGGTCCCAATGCAGCGAGTATGGTCAACGGGTCCATCATGGATATTCTTTACGCGGTAATTGAAAATGCGGACCATCTCGAAAAATTTTCCAATCGCCGCCCCATTCAATCGGAACACCAATCTCATTCGCCGCTTCTTTCATTGCTGCGGCAATTTTGTAATACAGCGGCCAATCCCACCGAACTTCGTCGCCTACGTAAGCCCCAAGGTCAACAGCTTTAGCTAGACGATCGGGTCCGGGGATATGGCGCGAATTTAACGTCTGACTAGCACCAATCGCCATTAGTGCTTTTTGACGTTCTAGTGATCGCACTCCTTCGAGCACCACAAAATCTACTGTTGTAATTTGAATAGCGCGCCTGACTACATTAACTAAATGAGGATGAACACCTTTCAGTCGCAGATCGGAGCGTTGACTCAGTTCGTACATGATCAGTAAATTTTCCAGTTGCTGAGAACAAACCCAAGAACGGCGGAAAAACACGAAATGACACTCATGCCGAACCAAAGCCCTCCTTTTGATTTATTGGCAAGTTCCAAAAGTTGCTCAAGTTGACGCTCCATCTTGTCTACTTTTCTATTCATGTCATGCACCTTTTGCCATAAAACCCCGTATTCAACGAGATTAATTTCAGCGCTATGGGACTCCATTCTGTCTTTCTCACCTAATGAATTCATTCTCAACATTTCGTTCAGGGGCCAGCATATTGACAGCAGCAGCGGTACCGCCTGTTACTGTCGCTCGGGATGGCGCGCTCCATTTTGTTGGGTCAGCAATAATTTGCAAAACGCGATTGCGTTCAGCCGCAGGTAATGACTCTAACAGATTTGCCGCCCCACTGGGTGTTTTAAGCGCCTCAGTAAGTGTTACCATTGTTTTCTGACCAATTTTGTTTTCCAAAATGTTCAAAGCCTTATTGGTCGTTGCGGTCACAGCGCTCAAATATGACGGTAGACGAAACTTGCTCATACTTTGGAGCAGTAGTTCCTTGAGGGCCGTCTGACCACCTTCGACTTGGGATTTGATAGTAGCATTGCGGATTACCTTGCTTGCTTCGGACTGTAGGGTGCCCAGCGTGTCCTCTGCCAACTCGACAGCGATGTTGTACTTGCCCGGGCCGAGAATCTTTTCCACAGCTTCGGGAGACTCGTTCTGCACGAGGCGTACAAACGCATTCTTGTCGGTTTTCCACAACTGCAATGCCTCACCGGTTAATTGTTTTTCGGCAATTTTTTGGGACAGTTTTGCGTGTTCCTTGAGATATTCACGGTATCCTGCGCCGCCTGCTGTTTCAATCGCATCGTCGATCGCAGGTTTAACACGACTTAGAACACCGGCGGCAAGATTTCGTTGACTGGTGGCATCCATGCCCGGGCGAAGCTGTTGAATCGCAGCGTTCACAGAGTTTTTACGAATTGCGTCAAGAGCGCGAGCGTCAATAATTCCACCGCTGCTCGTCCATTTAGCAATATCATCACTGACATTGCGCAAAGAGCCTAGCAGCACATCGTTGCCCGCAAACTCGGGGTTATTTGCTACAGTTCTAAGACTGCGCACCAGCGGCTCACCTTCAAGAGGCTTAATGCCTTGTGCCCGCAAAGCACCAGCGGCTTGATCGGCAAATCGAGCACCTTGACCTAAATCAAGCGATGCTTGCGCTGCTTTATTTGACCAATCATTGAATGCTTTTTCGGCCAATTCTGCGCTATATGTGTACTTAGTCAGACCAACCGGCAAACCACGTTTGATTAGATTTAAGCGAGCACTGGCCTTCGCTAGATCGCCCAGTTCCATAAGACGACGAACTTCTTGCACCTTCGTAGCTGCCTGTTCACCGAGTTCTGCTGACAGTCCTTCTAAACGAGCGACTTCTTTACCCAGATTTGCGCGGTCAAGCGCAGCTTCACGCATCGGGCTAGTGATAGTGCGGGCGGCTTCTTTTGCGGCTTCCGTAGTGCCTCGGGCTTCGGCAGCAGTAGCACCACCTGCCAATTTAGACAAAGCATTTAGAGAAACATCACCTTGGGATTTTTCTAACGCCGATAGGAATCGCGGGTCGCGGGCTGTGGCTCGGTCAATTAAAGCCTGCCATGTTGGGCTATTGATGTCGGCAGTGGCCTGTGCAGCACTAACGCCATTACCTTGCGACGCCTTGAGTGCATTGAGTGCTTCGGGTAGGTCCGGGCCAAGAGCATTTCGGGCGATGTCAGCAGCTTTGTTCTTGGGAATTTGGCGCAAATCGGCCAGCTTGCCGACACCTTTGGCGATCAGCGGGCCAGCGACACGGCCACCGGCTTCAAAGGTGGTACCTTCAAGCACGTTACGTACCGGCTCGATGACCTGCGCAGCGCCTTGGCGCGGAGCCTTGCCTCCGAAATACACATCGGCCAACTCAAGAGCCTCTTTAGCTGCACCATAGCCAAGACCGGCACCAATAACACCACCTGTTGCCGCACCGGCAGCGGTTCCTGCAAACGGAATAACGCTGCCCGATATGCCGCCAGCAGCACCACCAAGCAATGCGCCACCACCAGCACCCAATGCCTCAACAACCGGAGCAACATATGGGCGTACTTTAGAATACAAATCAGCTTCTTGCCGAGTTA